TTATATAAATTTAAAAAGTCCAGAACATAATATACTTTCAAAGTTAAAATGGTGGAAATAAAATGATTTATTTTATATAGTTTAGATAAAAAATATATAAAATTCTTACTAATATATGTTAGGTATTGTTATGTTCTCAAACTTTTTTGAAACAAAATATAAAAAATTATCATTTGAAGATATACAGTTTGTAATAAAATACCCAGAACAGTATCTTATTATAAACACAATGTCAACTAATGATCAGGATTGTTTAATTAAATATACAATACCTTATCAAATGGAAGAGAAGATAATAAACGATTTGATAATTAATTGTGAGTTTCGGAAAAAGATTATTATTTATGGAAAAAATACAACAGATGATAGTGTAGAGAAAAAATACAAACAATTAAGTGGTTTTGGTTTTATGGATATTTATTTATATGTAGGTGGGATGTTTGAATGGATGCTTTTACAAGATATATACGGAAAAGAGGAATTTCCTACAACGGCGAAAGTTCTCGATATTTTGAGATACAAACCGGCGAGAACTTTTGGGAATCGATATTTGGAATATTGAATTATTTACAAAAATGAAATATACCACTATTATAAATGGAACATTTTTATAGAAATTTAGTAATTATCGGATTAATTATTATTCTATTATTAATATTATTGTTTGTTCAATTACCAAAAATATCACTTAACATAGACGAATATGAAATTACTAAACCTGCACGAGACAATATCAAATATATGGATGGCATCGATATTATTTATTGGATAAATTTAGATAGATCTACTGATAGACGAAAACAAATGGAAGCTATTTTTAGAGATCCCGTATTTCAAACCACTCAAATAGAACGTATTTCTGCAGTAGATGGGCGTAATTCGAATACGGTATATCCAAAATTGAACTTTATGTATAAACAAAAAAATGACTATGAATATGCATGCATGTTATCACATTTAGAAACGATTCGTCGGTTTTCGAGAACAAACCATGATGTAGCACTAATAATGGAGGATGATATAACATTAGAATTTAAACCTTATTGGCGAAAAACTGTTCGAGAAATCATAAAAAACGCACCATCTGATTGGGAAGTAATTCAATTATGTTATATCATCAATGGTAATCGAACTAATCCAAATCAATTTAAATTATACCAGCGAAACATACGAAATACATGTGTTAGTGCAGCAGCATATTTAATAAATAACAAAACAGCTAAAAAAATAATAAATGACATTTATGTAGATGGAAAATACAATTTAGAACATTATATTATACACCATGCCGACTGCTATATCTTTAGTAAATCGATTACATATACATATAAATATCCTTATTTTATTTACAAATCAAACAATGATTCACTTTTACATCCAGAGGATTTAAATCATCATGAAAGATCAAAGTTAAAAGTAATAGAAATGTACAAAAGTTTGACTTCATAAAATATATATGAATATATAAAATGAAAAAAAATATCTATTATAAAATAATCATAGTTGTTATAATATTTTTTTTATGTAGTTTATTATACTTTTTTATTTATAAGGAAGGCTTTCAAAGTAATAATAAAACAAACAATGTTGAAATTATAGTAGCTAGATATAATGAAGATTTGAAATGGTTAGATACCGATCCTTTCAATCAATATTCAGTTATTGTTTATAACAAAGGTAATAATAGCAATTATATTAAATCATCAAACATAATAAAAGAAGAAAATATAAAAAACGTCGGACGTGAATCACATACATATTTATATCATATAATAAATAATTATGATAATTTATCAGATGTAACTGTATTTTTACCTGGTTCTGTTGATTTAGAACATAAATATAATCGTTCAGTAAATATGTTGAACAAAGTAAAAGAAACAAATTCTACAGTATTTTCAGGGAATTTCAATCAACATGGTGGTATAGAACATATTTATGATTTCAAGCTTGAAAAGTATATTTCAACGAATGAAAACAATAAAAAAAATAATTCAGATGATAATATAAAATTAAGCAATAGGCGACCTTATGGTAATTGGTATAACTCTATTTTTACAAATGGAGAAAAAAATAATTGTATTGCATGGAACGGTATAATAAGTATTTCAAAAAACGATATTTTGAAAAAACCAAAATCATATTATGAAAAAATAATAAAAGAAGTAGACGATCACCATAATCCAGAAACTGGACATTTTATAGAAAGATCATGGTATGCAATATTTTATCCATATAATGAAACTGTTATGTTTACCAATTGAAATAATTTATTTATATATATAAAATGAAAAAAAAATACATAAAACTAACAATTATTATATTTTTAATTTTGACATTGGTAATATTTTTATTTCAATTTTTCAAAATAAAAGAATATTTTCAAGAAAACAATGATAAAAATATGATACCAAAAAAAATTTGGACTTTTTGGAATGGAGAAATTCCAGACGTTGTCAATAAATGTATAAAAACATGGAAAAAATATAATCCCGAATATAAAATTACTTTATTGAACAAAGAAAATTTATCGCAATATTTACCAGAACTTGATATATCAAATATGAAAAATATAGATTCGGATGCAAGACTTTCTGATATTATTAGATTGAATATATTAGCCAAAGAAGGTGGTATATGGTCTGATGCATCTATAATATGTTTAAAACCATTTGATTGGATAAATGATTTGCATAACAAAGAAGATAGTGAATTTGTAGGATATTATATTGATTCTTTTACTATTCCACAATATAAAGACAAATCACCAGTTATTGAAAGTTGGTTTTTTGCATGTGTACCTCAGTCAAAATTTGTATGTGATTGGCGTGATGAATTTTCAAAAATAACTAAGTTTAATAGTATAAATGATTATTTAAACGATTTGAAATCACAATCTATAAATTTTCAAAATATAGCTATGCCAAATTATTTAACAATTCATATATCAGCACAAAAAGTATTACAAGGAAATAAAAAATATAAATTATCATTAATAAAAGCAGAAGATGATGCGTTCAAATATCTTACACTAAATGGGTGGGATTCAAAAAAAGCTATCAAAAATTTAGTAGATTGCACTAATGAATCTATAAAATCTACTTCATCATGTAGTTTTTTGAAAGGTAAAATAATAAAACTAAGGGGCGATGATAGGAAAGAGCTTGATAGAATAGATACTCCACTTGATTTTTTCAATAAATTTTAGATAACGCAAAAAAATTGAATACTATGTTATTATTATAATCTAATAATATTATAATAACAAAATGTACAAGCCTATCATCATTTCTATCGAAGGAAACATTGGATCAGGTAAATCCACTATTTTAGAAAAACTACAAGATTTTATGAAAGATAATAATCGTATCGTATTTTTGAAAGAACCTGTAAATATTTGGGAAACAATCAAAGATGAAAATACTGGTGAAAACATATTACAAAAATTCTATAATAATCAAAACAAATACGCATTTCCTTTTCAAGTTATGGCTTATGCGTCCAGACTCTCTATGATACGTAATACAATAAAAAATTGTAATGATATTGATATCATTATATGTGAACGTTCATTAGCCGCTGACAAACATATTTTTGCAAAAATGTTATATGATGATGGTAAAATAGATGATATTAATTATCAAATATACAACAAATTTTATAATATGTTTGAAGAAGAATTCAAATTGGATGGAATTGTCTATATTGATGCCGATGCGGAAATTTGTAGTGAACGCATTAATAAACGGTGTCGTGCAGGTGAAAGTAATATATCATTGGAATATTTACAAAAATGCAAATCATATCACCATGATTGGCTAACAAATACGAATACGAATGTTTTGAATATCAATGCAAATGTTAATGTAACATATAATATAAGTGATCCAACTGATTTGGGTAGTGAATGGTTATACAAAATTAGAAGCTTTATAGGTATTTTGACACCAAATAAAAAACAATGCGGTTTATCATGGTCTTGAAGTTTACTAATATGCAGTTGATTGAATACAAAAAATTGAATATTTATTTTTTTATTTGTAAATCTCATAAACTTATAAAATGAAATCTTTAATTGAATTCTTGGTGTACACCGCATTAGCTATATTATTTTATCGTAATCTTTATCCAAAACAAAAATATAATATTATAGATAAAAACCCTTGTAATAATAGTTATAATAATAGTTTGAATGAATTTAATAAATTTGAACATTTATATTATGAAAAGTGTAATAAAAATGATTATACACGACGTATAATAAACTATGACAATAATATTTATAAAGGACAAGCATTTTATGGGATAAAACATGGATGTGGTATTAAAACTTATTATGATAAAAATTTAAATGAAATAAAATATGAAGGTATTTGGGAAAATAATACAGAAAATGGATTTGGTATTTTATATAAAAAAAATATAACTATTTCGGGTAATAAAAAAAACAATAAATACGATGGTTTAATAAAAATCCAAAGTGATTCATTTCCAAATCCTTTGATAAAAAGAATTGACTGCATATTTGTAGATGGATTACAAAAAGATTGTTTTGTCATCTATTTTAATGATCAATATAATTATATTCCTGAATATTATGTAGAAAAATACAATATTCAATTAAAGAATATACTTTTATAACATACATAATAAATATAATTATAGTAGTTTTTTTATTTCGATAATTATATATGTCTATAAAAACACCTGTTCGAGCAGTTGCATGTTTTATTGCTAAAAAAATAAAGGGTCTTGTTTATTTCACAGAAGATCTGAAAAACGATACTGTTATTATTGATATTCATGTGGAAGGATTGAAAAAGAATGGAAAACACGGATTTCACGTTCATGAATGTGGTGATTTGAGTGAGCAATGTGAAAGTATGTGTGCACATTTCAATCCATTTGGTAAAAAACATGGTAGTCCAGGTTCACGAGAACGCCATGTAGGTGATTTAGGGAATCTAGTAACCAATAGTAACGGTATAGCGAATTATAGAATGGTAGATGATGTTATTAAATTGCGCGGAACTAAAGCAAATATTATTGGTCGTGGACTTATTATTCATGCTGATGAAGATGATTGTGGTTTGGGTAGACAAGAAGATAGTTTGACAACTGGACACGCTGGAAAACGCATTGCTTGTGCAGTGATAGGTTATGCAAAAAATTGAATATGATTTTTGCATACAATTTTTATATAAAAATAATCAAAATGTATAATTGCATCGAAGTAACAATGTGGTTAGTGTTTGGTCTCATTTGGTATCAAGGTAGTTATTTTATTTTCAAAAAACAACCAAAAGTAACAATAAGCAATGATGAATTAATAAAATATAATAATGTTTTGAATGAATATTATTATAATGAATTTTTATATAAAAATAAATGTCAAAATAGCATTGTTTCCATAGATCAAAACTATTCAAATTATATAAACGGTTGTATTAATATATCTTATAAAAATGATATTAGTTATGAAGGTTTTTGGGAAAATAATGTTGAAAATGGTTTCAGTATTATTAGTAATAAAGAATTTGAAATAAAAGGTTATAAAAAAAATAATATGTATTATGGATTAGTAAGAATTAATGGATATCCATTCGATCATAATAATTTCAAGAGTTTAGATTGCGTATATGAAAATGGAAAAAAAAATGTGTGTTATTTTATTGATAAAAATAATAATATTAAATTTGTTGTTCCGGACAATATAAGTATTCCAATATAAAAAATATAAAAACCTATAGAGAGACCCTTAATTGAATTTCACAATAATTTTAACAGTCTCTTTTTTTATGCATTTACACGCACTCACTGATAATTCTTCGCGCTTCTTACGGGTTTTTGTATTATTGGTAGTATCGATATATTCTTCTGAGTCGCCATCGGAACTACTACTGTTTGGACTACGTCTTTTTGAAGTGGTATTACGACTATTCATGTCGCGTTCGATATCATCATAGTTTTGTTCAATATAATCGATAATGTTGTTCTCGATCGCCCATTTGAAGAAATTCAATTGTCCTATGGTGGTTTCAATATATTTTTCATCATCATAAGGAATACTAATACGTTCCCAACGACAAAATGGATCGAATTTGCGCTTACTATATGCTTTGAGTTTCAGTTTATAGTCATTATATACCTTGAATCTGATCTTGTCTTGGACGGTTCCGCGTTGGGTATGTAAATCATAGACTGTGTAGTATTTTTTTGCGAAATTTGTTACAAACCAGTCGACGATACGTAATGATATTTTGGTTTCACCATTGATTATAGACATCATTTTATTGAGGGTTGCGTGATTGTTATAAAAATCCATGAGATTTTTCATTAATAAATCGTTCTGAGTATTGAGATTTGATGCACAATATAATGACATTTTGGGATTGATTTATTTTATATAGACTAGTATGTTTGTTTTGTTTATGCGGTTTTTTCGTAAAATTATATTATTAGGATTTTACGAAATACATTGTAATTTACTACCTAGACTCCTATAATAATAACCATTATATGAAATGTCTTTGTCTAGTGCTTTGGCTAAGGTCTTGTCGCTCATTTGTAGGGATTTTATACAATCATATTTGCAAACAAATTCTCTTATTAGATTGTTTTGACCATCATATTGACCTACGCCATCTTTGTATAATATTGGATCTTGTAAACTGAATGCATTTTTGAGATCATCCTCACATTTGTCATATAACATATAAAAGTGCCCATTTGTAACAGTACCATTTTTCACTGGATTGTCTAGGGCTGAACTGGATTGATAGTTATTTTTTATAGCAGCGGTTTTTCTATCCAAATAAACATTCAATATTTGTGTTTTTGATGCATTTAGTTTTGCTATATATCCTAACGATTGTAGTTTTGTTGTTTTGGTTGGTTGTAAATTGGTTATTATGTTCGGATCGAGTTCTCTTTCTACGTATGCCCATCGATAACCATTATAGACTATGTTCTCGTGAATTGCTTTTTCGATACTGGGTCTCTTGTTTTTTGAATCCTCTCTCATGCATTCACTAACTGTTTCATATACTTTTATCAGTTGTAATGTTTCTGGATTTATTTTTTGTAGTCTTGGTCCAAGGGTTGGTCTAGGTGCTTCAAATCCTGTTGTTATTTTTGTTTGTGATGCGGACAATTTTTCAAGGATCTCTTTGTTGGTTTTTTCCAGATTTGCTATTTTGTCTAATAATAATATTTGGTTGTCTAGTAGTTGCTTAATGATATTGTCGTTTGTTGATTGATTTAATGTATTTTGTATAGGGAGCGGTGTTTGATTGGACAACATGGATTTTATTGAATCTAATTCATTGATTATTATAGTGTAATCGATATCGTTGAATTGATTAATATTTTTTTTGATAACATTCAAAATCATTCCATATGACAGTTCTTTACCTACCAAGAACAATTCACGTTCTCTTTCATGTCCTTCTAGGTTTATTATTTGGTTCAAACGAATGTCTTTATGATTATGTAAAAAACGTTCGAAATCTCTACTGCGTTTTACTAAAAAACAATCCAATAATACAGCTTCTTCGTAATTTGATTTATGTTCATTGAAACGTCCTTCGATTCCTCTTCTACTTTCTCCTATTTTTATTATGTATTCGCCATTTTCATAGGATTTTACGCGTAAAATATATACCATTGCTCCTGCAGTAGCGAATTCTCTTAGAAGGATTTTGTGTTTTTCGACGGATTTTTCCTTCTTGAGACTTTCTATTATTGATAAATTTTGATTCTGTTTTGCTGTAAATTCATTTTTTACTTCTTCAAGTTGTAGTTTCAATTCGTTTGTTTCTTCGTTTATAACTTCATGCAGTGTTTCTTCTAATTTTATGTAATATTCGTGAATCTCATTAGCTTTTTTTGTACAAGCTTTCAAGCATAAACGTTTGAATGTATTTATAGTCATCAAAATTGTTTCTTTGTTATGTCCACCGTGTTTCTTTTTATCTGTTTCATTGTCAGATTTGTTATTAAGAAATATTTTATAATCTATATTCTTTTTGAAATTTCTTTCTAATAATAATTTTGCCTTTACTTTTTGTAAAAATCCTAACCATTCCCATATATTATCTAAATCAATAATATAATCAGTTTTTGAATTATAATTCAAATAAGAATAAAAGCTAGCTAAAAATAATTGTTGATTTTCTGTATTGAAATTGTTTTTTATTTTAATAAGCAATCTATTTTGGTAAGCATTTGATAACCTTTTTATTGGGTTATTTTCGATCAATTCAACGATATCTAATTTTGTCATCTCTGACATAAATTAATTTAATGTTATTTCTTTATATTGTTTTTAGTTGAATTTGTTTTTCAGAAAGCAAGTGCATTATTTATAAATATTTGCTCTCTTCCGATGGAAAGTAAGTTTTGCTGCATATTAGATTGTCAAAAATTGCATAATTTATTTATTAAATAACTGCTAATTATTTTTAAAATAACTTTATATTTGCTTTCTTCCGATGGAAAGTAAGTTTTGTTGCATATTACATTGTCAAAAATTGCATAATTTATTTATTAAATGACTGCTAATTATTTTTAAAATAACTTTATATTTGCTCTCTTCCGATGGAAAGTAAGTTTTGTTGCATATTACATTGAAAAAATAAGTTATTTTTATAAATTATTGCTTCTTGATTATATAAATATAAGCAAATTATTATTTATTAATATAAATATTTATATTTTATATTAATTTTTATGATTATTTTTATTTTTTGTTGGTCAGATTTGTTGGTCAGAAATTTAGGACCATATAATATAAAATGTTGGTCAGAAAACCAGCCATACCGGTCATCCGATCAATTACTGTACGCTACACCAGCCATACCACTCATGACACGAAGAACGTTGTAGTTGACAGCGTAAACTCTGACCTTGGCAGTGGCAGTACCACCAACGGTACCTGCTGAAAGAACAAGTTGAAGAACGGCGTTATCAATACGGGAGAAGTTGCACGAACCGCTTGGTTGATGCTCTTCCGGTCTTAGGGCGAATGAGTAAACATTGATACCAGCATCAGGTGCACGGGTGTGGTGTTGGAATGGTTGGACAACATCGAAGTAGTTACCTTCGCGTTCAGAGAATCTGTCTTGACCGTTAAGTTGTAACTTAGCAGTGACGACTGGGTTCTCACCCCAACAGTGCATGTCAAGGGCAGTCTCAGAAAGAACGAATGTTCCAGCATCAGAGACAAGGGATCCTGTTTGACCAGCAGTTGATCCAGCGAATGGAATGTATGAAGTTGCTGGCTCACCAGTTCCACTCATAGCACCTGGAAGATCGAAAAGACCAGATGAGTTGATGTATCCAGTGGCTGGGGCGATTTCACCAGCTGCACCGAAAGCAGCGATGGATGGAGGAAGAGCATCGATTGCATCAGTGTAGTTGAATGGTTGAGCACCAAGGGTTCTGAATAGAGTACCAGCAGCATCTAATGATGAGCAGTAATCAACGTTGGCATCAGGTTGGACAACCCAGATAAGCTCCTTGCAAGGGTGGTTGAAGTTAAGCTTGATCTTGTTTGATGATGAACCGACTGATTCGTCACCAGTGAATTGAAGTTGTTCAATAAGGTATTCATGTGGGTTTTGTGCCATCTTTCTACGTTCATCAGTATCAAGGAAGATATAGTCGACGTAAAGGGAAGCAGCAACAAGGGATTGTTGGTAGGCTTGTGATACTGATTGAGTTCCAGAGGTGGCAGTTAAATCACCAACAGCCCATAGACATTCACCAATTGGTCTGAAATCAATGTTGATCTTGACTTCGTGGTATTGAAGAGCGATCAAAGGAAGGGCAAGTCCAGGATTTCTGCAGAACCAGAATAAAAGAGGAATATAAAGGGTGGTTTCTGGAAGAGCATTTCTTGGAGCACAAACTTGGGATGGTCCACCAGCAGCAGCACATGGGCCTGAGACGTTGGCGAAATCAGGATCAATCATGTAGGTTAGTTGAGTGGTGTTACCAATCATCTTGAAGTATCCACGTTGTTGTTCAGCAGACATGGTAAGTTGGTTCCAGATGTGCATCCAGTCACCATATTGACGATCAATTCTCTGACCACCAATCTCAACTTCAACTTGAGCGATGATTTGTTCACCAATGTAGTTTAACCAACGAGCATATACATTCTTTCCGGTGGCAGCCATTGATTGGTTGATTTCAGGAAGAGTTAATTGTAAATAAGTTCTGTAAGCAAGATCACCATTACGTGAGATGGTGCAGGTAACGCGACGACCGAAATCGGCTTGGCCTGAGAAAGTTTGCTCAATTGATTCCATGGCAAAGTTAGTATGGCGTCTGTATGACACCTTCCAGAAAGTGATTTCAGGGGTTCCAGTAAGGAAAACATCTTGTGCGCCATAGGCGACTAATTGCATTAAACCTCCAGCCATATCTTATGATATTTATAAACTATACAAAGAAAATAATTTGGAATAAATACCTAAATTAATAATTATTTTAATAATAGTAAAAAAATATTATTTTACTATTATACATAATATCGCTAGAAATAGTTTTTACTAAATATTATTGATTCTGACCAAATTTAAATAATTTTACATAGAATTATAGAGGTTGATACATACTTTTATAAGATGATAAAGTAGTTACTTCTTCTCGATCACCGTTTGTATATCTCAAACATACTCCCAAATCGTTACCATTATAACAAACAGTCAATCTAGGACCTGTATCAAATAAACTAAAACCCCATCTTTCTTTTTTCATATCTTCGTATGTATATATTTTTCTGTTAGCTCTAATAGTACCAGTACATCTTCGTTGTCCGTCTTCACAAACTATATAATGATCGAATAATGATGATACATTAAAATTATGTTGACGAACATCATCCGGTAATTGCATATTATTTTTTATATGTGTTTGTATTTCTGTTTCAATATTATTTTCATTACACTTTATAAACAATGTTTTTATTTTCAATACTATTTTAGCTTTTCCTTTCACCCGTGATGATAGATCCGTTTTTATATTACATCCCAAATCATCTAATATTTTATCCGCAGTAAAATCATTATACTCTTCACTATATTCAGGATGTATTTCGCATGTTTTTGTATTTATAATATTGAATTTTTTGTTTTCACTATCTTTTTTTATATTACTTTTTCTAACATTTGTTTTCGTTATTAATGAATCATTTTGTATAAATGACAAATTATATGTATCATCTTCATTATACGCAGTAATTAAAGCATCCACCCAAACATTATTATCTTTATATTTTACACTATCATCTATAATCCAATGATCCCTTATTACTTGTTTTTTTTGCCAATCGTCATTCAAATATTCACTGAATGTAATTTCTTTTGCCGCCAATTGAAACGTCTTCAAATGGCCATAAACTCGAATTGATTGAAATTCACCGTATTTACTTGAATAATGCGCAACACGTAACTGTGCTTGAGCAATAGTTCCATAACTAACTGTCGGTCTGTAGTCATGTGTTGCAAAGACGCGATCATGAAATTCCCATTCAGTGGATCTTGTACTTGTTTGTTCATGAACAATCACAATCAATTTATCACTTTGTTTATTATCCCAATAGCTTTTATTACTCCAATTTACAGTTTCACATGAAATGTTATGATTATTATTTGTATATTTGGATAAATCGGATTTATCAGCTATAATATTTACATCAGCTAATTCTGGAAACAAATGTGAATTATTCAAGAATTCTTCGATTGAACGATTATTACTTCTTTGTGAAGTTCTTTGTGAACTTCTATAAGTTTTATAGGTCAATCGTAAAACAATGACATTTCTTATTTTTTTTTCTTTTGTTATTAAATATTTTTCGGCTTCAGCTATATTATTTTCATTTATATATTTATTGTACAAATACGTAGCTTCAACTTTTTCCATTTTTGAGTTTCTAAGATTTTCTTTTGCATCTGCAATAATTTTTTTACCTTGTGTCGATAACATACAAGTACCATCTTCTTTTTTGAATTTGAAAAATGGAATTGCATTTTCTACCAATTGTTCATCTAAGAATTTTTTAGCACCACAATATGTTTCGGGTGGAATATAATATAATTGAATACCTTGTTCATAAATACCGCCAATAAAATTTTCATCTTCTTCATTTTGGGTTATGTCTTGTGAAAATAATAGTTCTTCTGGAGTTGCACTGTACAAAATTGTAAAAATATTTCTATTTTCTTTTATTCTACTATAAATAAATTTCAAACTTTGTCTCGATCCTGTTCCGTAATCACACTCATCCGCGTGTAATATTAATTTTTTACCTTGTGAAACCCTTTCGTTTATATATCTTAAAGCTTCTTTTGCCACTTCCACTGATATTATTGAAAATACTTTTAGATTATGTTGTTCTAATTCACGACGTTGACTTTCATCTGCTTTTCTATGGAATGCAGATATAAAAATATGTTCTCGTATTTCAGACCCATGATCTCTACGAGCAATATATTCAACTATTTCTCGTTTACCAGATTTGACTTCACCATGGATCAATATTCGTCTGACTTCATAGTCTCTAGATTCAATTAATGGTACTATGTTAGAGTCTACAAAATTTGTTATATATGGCCTATAACGTTGAAAGTCTGCAACTGCCCATGGTTTGGGTGAATTAGTCAAAGAACTTCCACTTACGATTAATGAAGAGACTGTTGAAATAAATAATGACATTTTGATTTTTTATTGAATTTTATAAAACTATTTATAGAATTCAATTTTTTATTGTTCGAATAATTGTTTGAATTTTTTTCACTATTATTCTTTAACACATTTAAAATCCAAGTTTCTTATATATCCAGGTTTACATTTTTTGTTGCATCTACGCGTTTTCGGATTTCGCTCTTTTCCAGATGGACATGTTTTTAATGTTTGAATGTTTTTTTTACCAGGAGTTGACATTATTAGATCTCTATTCACAATAAATTCCGGTTCATTATTATTATTCAATAATTTATTTATTTTTGATTTCTTCTTTTCAGTGTGATCTCTTACTATATTTTCATGGATTTCCTTATTATGTTTTTCTAATAAACCACTATCTATTAAAATATGTTCGAATTGATTTCTAGATTCTTCTATTCTTAGACGTCCTAACAAATTCGGTGTAATCATTTGATAAAACAACATAAATAATTTTTGAGAAAGTTGGTTATCCAAAAATTTCTGTGTATATAAAAGCCAATGCATCATAGTAAATCCCAATCCATAACTATCTATTGTATCAATCGATTTTTCTAAAAAATCATCATATTGATATATATCAATATTATCTAATATAAATTTTTTATAGTCATTCAAAAAAACTGCCCTATTTTTTCTGTATTCAGATCGATCAATTGTCGAATTTAATACATAATAAAAATATGAATGCATACCCTCGATTTTGTCTATTTTTGAATAATTTACGAAATCTTCTAATAAACTATTATATATAACTTTACGATAACTTATACTTTTTGATTTCAAATCTATAAAATTCGTTTTATTTACATATTCAATTTCCCAAGGAAATGACCAATGAAAAACACCAAGTGAATTTTTATTTTTGTTTGATTCTTCTATTAGTTTTTCTTTTGAAGTCATTAGACCAAAATCAATGAAATTCAAACGATTTATTTTTTCATTATAGACAATATTTTGCGGTTTTAAATCATGATGTACCAAACCATTTTCTTTGAATTTTATTAAACCTGTAAATAAACGCATTGATTCCAGTAAAAACAGTTCGGTTTCTTTTCTTATTGCTATTGTTGGAGTCCATTTTTTAATTTTTGTTACATAGTCTTCAATATTGATACCACCATCACCCATTATGATTAATTTATGTTTTTCCAAATTTTTCAATACTTCACTCCCTATTTTACATTTTTTAATAGAATCTAGATTTTCAGGTGTATTTGCAATATTACATGACACTGGTTTCCCTAGATAAAAATCTTTATTTTTGTCCACTTTATTTACGTTTTTGTATTCTTTGAGTTCATCAGTAGCTGACTTTTTACGTAATACCTTTGATACTTTATTTTTGTATGATAATTTTGGTTTATTTTTACATGTTAAACTAGGTTTATGAACACAACCATATGAACCTTCACCAATTACTTTTGGTATAGACATATATTGATAGTAATATTAATATATGTTGAGATTTTAGCGTCTATACATTTTTATTATCTAAAAGGTCTTTGGAAAAATTCGAAATTAAAAATGTTTCTAAATAATTTTCTTGGAAGATTTCACAACGATTTTCATGTTTTTTTGTAAAAATATAAGAATCATCTGATTTTTTTATTGTCCATCCTTGATCAAGAGCATTTTGAATGAAAATCATTTTTTGAAAAGTCTTTTTATTTATTTGTATATTGGAAGGAAATGGATTTACTATAGTTTCTTTATTCATTTATGATATATATATCATTTACATTCACTTTTTACGAGTTTTACGATTTGATTTTTTTGATATTTTTTTTCTACTACCACCCTTAATAATTCGTTCTCTTGAAATCATAATAGTATTGCTATCTGCTAAATAACCTGCTATTGCATTTTCATGTATACCAGTATTAGCATTTAATAATAAAAACCCAGCTCTTATTCCAGATGGTTGATCTCCATTTGCTCCTATTCTTAAATGATTTACAAAATAATTTTTAGTTATATTTCTATCTTCATATCCTCCTTTTTCAAGAGTACTGTTTATTTCTTGATAAAAATCACCTATTCCTTTCAATGAACCAGTTGATATAAGATCTATGTATATTCTTTTATTTATTAATATGTCCCACAATATTTCTTCATTATTGATTAATCCTTTACCTAATTGATTATTCCAAATAGTTAAAATTCGATTTATAACACTTTTAAAAGTATTATTTGCAGAAAGTGTAACTACTTTTGTTGTTGACATATCAATAATTAATTCTACATAAGGTAACACAAATTCATTACATAATGCACTATAAGTAATTTTCACTTCTTTCTTTCCTTCTTTATTTACAATTAATGTATTTCCTTGATAAAATTCATTTTCATCCTCGTCATTTGTAATTGTAAAATTCATATTATGAAATTCATTAGTATGAGTTTTTAATTCATCTCCAGAACAACTTCCCATGCTTCCCATCGCATCTACATATGAACTTGTAGGACAAATTACATGTTTGTCAAAATTATCTCCAAAAATATATTTTAATGTACTAGTTGCTGCATTGTTAATTACACTAGTTTTATTATCTTTTCCTAATTTTTTTAAAATTTTTTCAATTTGTGTTTTTAATTTTTCATTACTATCAATAGCATGACCAGTATTTTTAGAATAATCATGAAAATTTTCTCGTATTTTCGTATCTAGATTAGTAAAACCTTTTTCATTTTCAGCTATATTTTTTATTATATCATATTCATAATCTAACATATTTTTTGGTTCTTTTGAGTTGTTATAATTATTTTTGTAGTCTTGTGATAAAATATATTCTAGTCCACCGCTAGCAACTGATATAGATATTCTCTGTACATCAGAACTCTGTATTGCTGTAAGTTTTTTTTCTTTATTATTATCATTATCTTTCTCCATTGACGTAATTAAATCATTTTTTATATCAACAAATATTTGACGTATATATATTATTAATTTATTCATTGAATCTATATATGCATTTTTATTTAATTCTAACGATCGTGGTCTTGAACTTGAATAATATGTTTTCAATTTATTTATAGTATCAATAAATGATTTTAATTTTATTGTTTTTATATTTGTATTTGTATTTTGAACTTTTGTTGCATATTCTAGTGTATCATTATATAATTTTTCTAGTTCTATTTCATTAAAAATCTTAATTTCAGGACTAACAAAAAATGGAAATTTTTCATCTATTTCTCCTATTATTTGTAAAGCTTCATTTATTATTTCTTGTGGTTCTTTTGTACCACCTAAAAATATTTCATTTTTATTTTGATTCTCTGTAGTTTTTTCACCATAAAAATTATCAGTAAAAGTTTCTTTTAATTTTTTATTTTGAATCAATTCATTATATTTATCTAATATATTATACAAGTGTTTATCATTTAAAATTTTTTTTTCTTTATCTAATAAATACAAAACTAAAATATCTTCAATCATTGTCAAATTGAATGTATCTAATGGATTCATATTTTTATTTTCATAATAAATATATAATTTTCCAAA